AAGGTTATCCAGATTTCGATGCAGTCAATGACTTAAAGCCTAAAGATAGAGCATTGCGAATTCATAAGAGCGTAACTGCCAGAGAACGTCGCAAAGAGGCTAAAGATATCATAGAAACTCGAACGACTAATGAATATAATAGACTACGTAGGGAACGTAAAAAGAAATAATGCTATTTAAATTTAAAAAGAAGCAGATAACAGTAGACGCTTTTACTGATCAGGAAAATATTGCCAAGACGCCAATTGCCCCTAGCACAAAATATGTTCCTGATTGGTTTAAGTCTATGAAGCCTACCAAGGCATATGCCCAAGATGGGATGGTAATTGTCTCTAGTACATTTAAGAAGTGTCCTGGAATGATCGACAATCTAAAGCACAGCTTTACTATCCCAGCATGGTCTGACTTCATTGTCAAGGCTACAGATGATGGTATCCAGAAGAAGTTTCCTCATTCTGAATTTGATTATGGGGCGCAATACCATAATGATCCCGAAACGTCACCTATCGAAGCATTCGCACCAAAAGTGCATGTTAAGATTTTATCGCCGTGGTATCTCAAGGAAAAGACAGGCGTAAACTTTTACCAGTCACAGGCGTTCTGGTCATTCAACGCAACCCAGTCTACTATATTGATACCACCAGGTGTTGTTAATTATAAGCACCAACATAGTACACATATCAACATGTTCATTACTAAAGATTTGCAATATGATTTTGAACGTGGTGACGCATTAATGTATTTGCACCCAATGTCTGAGGACAAAGTTGTTATCAAAACACATGTAGTAGATACAAATGAATACAACAAGATCAAACAATCCACATATTATCCCAAATTTGCAAATGGGTATAAGGAGATGCAGAGATGAGTTTTTCGTTATGGGATCGGTTGGACAATTACGCTGATGATTTGACCAAACGTTTCGATCAATCTTTTACGAGATATGACAACCCCAAGTACACTGAAAACATGAAGTTTGAAGGTTGGACAGATACGTTTTGGCATTCAGATAAGATCGGTAAGTGCCATCTAAAAACAATTCAACCAAAAGATGCCAAGTCTTTATGGCTGATGCACATCAACATTTTTCCCAAAGAGGGCGTTGAACTTCCAATATTGGGCTTTGATATCGTAGCAGGACCTAAAAAGATCACTGGATCGTTTATGGACTTTTCAACATTGCATGGACATGATCATACATATCATGACTACATGCATATGGCTATCAAAGGGTTGGAGTGGAACAAACCACGTGAGTTGCCAGATTGGGCTAAAGAAATATTTTCAAAAGATATGATTGCTGTTGGTAATATACGAGAAGGACACGAGTTAGATCAGTTCATCTCAGTCACATCCCAACTAGTAACATATTACTTGAAAAACATGGAAGAACACGCAGTTGTATCAAACCGTGATACACTTCCTATACTGAATAAATACTGTTCAAATCAAAAGCTAAACCCCCATTTACATAGGTCAATTTTGGCTATGGGCATCAGCGAAGAAGACAAGGAATCATACGTTAACGACGTCCTATTCGAGGAAAAATAACTTGACAATTAATGGGTGTTGTGGTAGTATGTCTATATGTAAAGGTATAGATTACATAACGTTTAATAATCATGCATTTAAGATAACTGTACACTACTGCGAAGGCTGTGGACAGGTAAAGGCAACCTCTAACATTAAGGAAAGTAACATGGCAGGTGATAATATTATTGTAGAAAAGGCAGGGCAAACGCTCAGAGCCGAATATTTTAAAACTGAAAATGGATCGGGCATTCGTTGTTTTATTAATGAAGAGTTCATTCAAGAAGAAATTTACGAAGGTAAGTCGATTCATTGGGCAGAGAGTGCGGCAACTAACTGGACTTCGGGTGTTAAAGCACTTAATGGATAAACAACAACCGACTATTTCCCCAAGAACACCTGAGAAGGTACATCACGAGATATCAAATATGTTATCTAAGGGCGTTAACTACATTGACGCTTTAATTGAATATGCACGTCAGAACGATTTAGAGATAGAAGCAGTTGCTGACATAGTTAAGAAGTCCTCAATACTAAAAGAAAAAGTAAGAACTGAGGCAGTGAAGATGAAAATGGTGGCTAAAGATGAGAGAGATATCACGGAGTTATGTGACTAAAGAGTCGTTTGAGGCATATCGTATGTATCAAGCAATGCATAGACACTTCAACGTTGACAGATTTGATTTCCATAAGTATAACGGCAAAACAAATGTTAAGGTAGAAAGCTTCAGAACACGGAATGACGTATATTCATTCTATCGTTTATCAGAAGAAGATAACGTGCAAGAACTCGTATTATCAAATCTTATCCACAACAAGAAGGCGTGGGTAAGAGATATTGTTTCAGATGAAGGCAAGCAACGCTATTCAGAATGGCGACGTAAGAAAGAATCTTTGACAAGGGTGGTAAAGGATGATCTGAACCAACTAGATGATGATTGGCAATCCAACTTCGTTTCAGTGAATGGTCAGCATCCTATTATCATAACATTATATCTACAGAAGCAAATAACGTTAGAGACATTTACAATTCTAACTCACGTAGCAAATATTTTTGCATACTGGGAAACGAATTTACTTGACAAAATCGTTGCTCATGATATAATTAGACTATCAAGAAAATATAGACCTTTCTTGCAAATAGATGAAAAAAAGTTCAAGAAAGTCATTCGAGAACACTTTTTCTGATATAAATAAGCAGTGGACTTGTTCCACTATACATCGCAATACAAACAAATGCTATATAACGCAAAATTAGGAGATACAAATCATGGATTTTGATACACTCAAAAAGAATCGTTCAAACTCATTGAACAAACTAAACTCACAGCTTGAGAAAATTCAAAGCAAGAGTTACTCAGACCCCAACGAAGGTAAAATGTGGAAGCCAACACGCGACAAAGCGGGTAACGGTTTTGCAGTAATTCGTTTCCTTCCAGCACCAGCAGGCGAAGACTTTCCGTTTGTCCGTATCTGGGATCACGGTTTCCAAGGACCAACAGGTCTGTGGTACATCGAAAACTCATTGACTACATTGGATCGTGATGATCCAGTATCAGAGTACAACAGCAAGTTGTGGAACTCTGGCGTAGAAGATGACAAGGCAGAAGCACGTAAGATGAAACGTCGCTTGAAGTATGTGTCTAACGTCTTGGTGGTTTCTGATCCATCAAACCCACAGAACGAAGGCAAGGTCTTTATGTACCAATACGGTGCAAAAATCTTTGCTAAGCTACAGGAACTTTTGAACCCACAGTTCGAAGATGAGACTGCGGCTGATCCGTTCAACATGTGGGAAGGTGCTAACTTCCGTCTGAAAATTCAGAAGGTTGCTGGTTATCCTAACTACGACAAGTCAACGTTTGACGCACCATCTGCTATTTCGGATGATGATTCTGAATTGGAACGCATCTTTAACGAAGAGCATTCGCTACAAGAACTGGTTAATCCAAAGAACTTCAAGTCATACGATGAGTTGAAAACAAAGTTCTATCGCGTACTTGCGTTAGATCAAGCACCATCAACACCTAACACAGCGGAAGAGGTTGATGATTTGGATATGTCTAGCTTTGGTGGTAATTCACCAGAACCTACACTAACCACAATGCCAGAGGCGCAATCAAATGCTCCTTCAATGTCCATGAACGATGACGATGATGATGATCTGTCAATCTTTAAGGAACTTGCGAATGGCTAATAAAACCTATGAAGAGGTTTTAGATTTTGACTTTGGTTTCAGCTTCATTGATGAAGAGCTTCAAGAAAAAGAAGCTGAAACCAAGGCTACCATTCAGAAAGTCAGTAGCGAGAAGCAATCACTAGAAGACCAACTAGTGGATGCGAAACTCGCTTCTGATGATCTTGAATATCGTTTAGAACTACTATTTAAATCGGTAACACCGTTCTTGGACAACTTATGTAAGAACTCTGAGAAATCAACAATTTATTGGCCTGATCGTGTAAGTAAGATTGAGGCTTATAAAGCAAAACTAAAAACCATTGTAGAGGGAAGTTGACATGAATGATTTATTGAACTCAATCGTAAAAAACAGTACGATTAAAATGACTGCCCCTATTACAAAGTCTAAAGTATACGGCAAGAAAGACATGGCTCCTACTCAGGTTCCTATGGTCAATGTTGCTTTGTCTGGACGTATCGATGGTGGTTTGACACCAGGACTGCTAGTCTTAGCAGGACCTTCTAAACACTTTAAGTCAGCATTCGCCCTACTTATGGCAGGTGCTTTCATGAAACGGAACCCAGATTCAATTCTGATGTTCTTTGATGCAGAGTTTGGAACACCACAAGCCTACTTCGAAAGCTTTGGCATTGACATGGAACGTGTAGCCCACATTCCAATCACAGATGTTGAGCAATTGAAGTTTGAGATTATGCAACAGCTTGATAAGATTGAGCCTAAGCATCATGGTAACATTGTTATTGTTATCGACTCTATCGGTAACCTAGCTTCCAAGAAAGAGGTACAAGATTCACTTGATGGCAAATCAGTTGCTGATATGTCAAGAGCTAAATCTATTAAGTCTCTATTCCGT